ACGAGAATTAGGCGATGAAAGGGGTATTACTGAGGATACAGCCTTTGAATGGATAGAAAAAGCAGCTGAAATGGCAAAAGAGAAGAGAGATCCGTCTAATTTGATGCGTGCAGCCGAAAACCTGATAAAAATCTTTGGAATGGAGCCTAAAAAGCAGATTATGACCGATACTATGGAAATTGACCTTTCTAGGCAGATAGAAGGGACGATTGAGAAGGAGCAGGCTAGATTAGTGGCTAAGAAGGAAAAAGAGGGATATGTAGAGGAGATTGCTAGTGACAATGAAGGAAGCTGAGAAGTTATTGGTTGAAAAGTTTGGATGCGTCCTTGTTGAGGACTTACGGGATGACATTTTCACTCAAAGGTTCAAAAAGTCCATTGCTACAGTCAATATGACTGCTGAGTGGCTCCGAAGTGTCGGATACAAGAATGTTAAGGTGATGAAACCCCAGATAGCTCCAAGTTACTCCCAATGGCGGCAATATGTAGATAATGGCGATATTTACGTTGGAGAGCACCGAGTTGAGGTAAAAGGGCTGGGTCCCAAGTACAGATTTACCAAATCCTCAGAATATCCCTGGGACAATGTGATTGTTTGTGCAAAACACTCTTTTGACATGGCAAAACCGAAACCAGTTGTCTATTTGCTCTGGAATTACGAAAGAACGCACGTTGGGTGCATTCCGACCACTACTTCTCGCCAATGGCAGGTAAAAAGCATTAAAGACCCGAAATATCCGCGTTATCAAGATTTTTATGTCACAGGGAAGCAAAATATGATTGTTAAGCCCAGATTTACGAGATCTGAGCAGCTGGAATTGATGTGAGCGATAAAAAGAGAGTATTACGGGAGAATTTAAGAAAAGACATGTTATTGTTTGGTAAGGTTGTTATGCCAAACATGTTCAGTGCCGAATCACCGCTATTCCATGGGGAGATAACGAGGAAACTACATGACAAGACTCATAAACAGATTAATATCATTGCTCCACGAGGTCATGCAAAAAGTAGTATTGTTGGCGGGGTTTTCCCGCTCTATCATATTCTTTTTGATAAAGGTCCTAAACTTGTTGTCCTTGTATCTCGTACTCAAGATCATGCGGTTAAGCTTCTGGGTACGATCAAGGACGCTTTAGACTATTCTGAGCAGTTAAGATATATATTTGGGTACTGGGGGATGAACTCTGCGAAAAAGTGGGCCAGGGCAGAGATAGAATTAAAAGATGGCTCTATGATTGTTTGTAAAGGTACAGGTCAGCAGATCAGGGGTATCAAAGTAGGAAACCAACGGCCTACTCTAATTATTCTAGATGATCCAGAGGATGAGAACAATACTAAGACTTCTGAAGCAATGGAAGGCAACCTACGCTGGTTATTGCAATCGGGTGTTCCTTCTCTTGATCCTTTAAAAGGCAGGATAGCGGTTATTGGTACTCCTCAGCATGAACGATGTATGGTAGAAACATTAAAAGAGATGAAGGGATGGGAAAATATGACTTTTCGCCCTGATTTGGAAAAGGAAGTCCCCCTTTGGGACGCAGTATGGCCTGTGGACAAGCTGCTCTCCAAAAAAGCCGAATTAGAATCCATAAACAGGGCGAGCATTTTTTATAGGGAGTATATGTGTCAAATCATTGGTGATGAGGATCAATTATTCAAAGAAGAGATGTTTTGCTATTATGATGGCTATATTCAGTTGAATAATGATAATGATGCTACATTATACCTGAAAAAGTTAGATGGTGAGGAGATTGAGGAGGCTAGGCCAGTGAATATCTTCACTGGTGTTGATCCAGCATCTAGCACCAAGCAAACTGCCGATTATTCGGTTATCTTCAATATTGCAGTAGATCAGAACATGAATAGGTTTGTTTTGCCCTATTGGCGTAAGCATGCAACGCCATTGCAAGTAGCTGATGCAATACTTCATAACTTCAAAACCTATCATCCTAAAAAGACAAGGATTGAGGTCGTGGGTTATCAGGAGATGCTAAGAGAGTATGTACGACAAATGGCAGAAGATCAGGGGATGTATGTGCCAGGACTTGAAATACGGGAAAATCCACGAAATGCTAAATCTGTTAGGTTGGAATCGTTACAACCTGCATTTGCTCAAAGAAAAATCTATATGATGCGTAATATGCATGAATTGACAAATGAGCTTCTATTATACCCAAGAGGTAAGCACGATGACCTCTTAGATGGCATGTTTTATGCCAACAAAGGCTGCTATAGACCTTTCCGACTAGAGAAACAAGGTGGTGAGGAGAAGAAAAGACCACTTTTCTCAAGAGGAACGGACTGGATGACTGCCTAATATTTATAGACAATATTTGCTTTATATAATATCTTCGCTTTGATGCCAAAGTGGATTCTTAATGAAAATTAACATATTTGGCAAAAAAGAGCCAGATATGAGGGAACCTTTGTCAAACGTGACAGGTAAGGATAACTATACAAGCATTGATCTAAATGCTTATAATAATAACAATAAGGTCGGGGTACCAACTCCTCCTACGTACAGTTTCAGCAAATTTATGGATGATATGGATCGGGTAACCAATCCAAAGCCACCTAAAAATATGGACATTATAGAACTTTGAGAAATCGCACTATTGCAGAAAGAATGGATCAAGAACCGAGTGAGGTACTTGGAGCCGATGCTGGTGCTGGTGAACAATTAGAGATACATCCAGAGGTCAAAAAAACTTTGGAACTTTTTACTGAATACGAAAATGCGAGGAATGACTGGGCAAGTAGATTTTCGGAAGCTAAAGAATTTAGGAATGGTGCCCAATGGACTAAAGAGCAGTCTGATGTTCTTGAAAGAAGAGGACAGGCTGCTATCGTGGTTAATAGGATTCATCCTATTGTAGAAACCGCAAAAGCTCTTTTAACTTATAATAGGCCTCAGTTTCGTTCTACTGGAAGAGAAGATAGCGATACTAGGACAGCTAAAATATATTCAGATGTAATGGCGTGGATCTGGGAGAGGTCCAATGGCAATACTGAACTAAAACAAGCCATTGATGATTATTATGTTGGTGGGATGGGCGTTATTCAGGTTTATCAAGATCCATATATTGATATGGGGCGCGGTGAGGTCTTGGTTACATCTCTAAATCCTCTTGATGTATATGTAGATCCTAATTCCAGGAATACTTATGGAAAAGACGCTGCCAATATCATTATCCTAAAAGTTCTAACAGATGAGCAAGCAAAGAAGATGTTTCCTGAATATGAGAATATTTGGAGTAATTCTGATTATGTTCAGGAACCAGATCATTATCCAGGTTCTAGTTTAGCTAAAGATGAGAAACAGACATTTTTAGGGGATATGAATACTGATCATTATCATATCAAGAGAAAGTACTATGAACGCTATGAGCGTGTTAAAGTTTCCTTTCATCACGTTTATGAACCTGATACTATGCGAGAAGATCTCTTTGATGACGATGATTTTCAAGAATATCTGGCAGAACCTAGTATGTGCGTTCAGTATAAAGACGGTACGAAGAATTATGTGAACGATCGTGATCAGGTTGCGCAATATCAGTCTTATATTGAAAAGTCAGGTTCTGTTTATCATATGGAACAGATTGAACCAGAAGTTAATCCTGAAACTGGTCAAGTGGAACAGCAAGAGCCACAAATGGTGCCTGGCGAAGAAGACGAAAATTCAATCCCCAACTCAACGATCTACCTCATCCTAAAAACAAAAGCAGCGCTCATAGATCTTGGTTATAATCTTTACAACCAAATTGAGCAAGACAGAATCCAGATGATTGTTTCTGTTGGGGATAAACTATTATATGAAAGGATACTTCCATGTGAGGATTATCCTATTGTTCTTATGCAAAACATTCATAATAGGAACCCTTACCCTGAAAGTGACGTCAGATTGTATAGACCACTTCAGGAATACGTAAATAAGATCCGTTCCTTAATTATCGCTCATGCGTCTACGAGTACGAATGTAAAACTCCTTATTCCAAGAGGATCTGTAGATAAAAAACAGATTGAGGAAGAATGGGGACGTGCTGGTACTTCTGTTATTGAGTATGATGCAGAATTGGGGGCTCCAGTGGTTGCTGGCCCTGTCCCGCTGCCAAATGAGTTGTACAAGAACGAGGCGGATGCAAAGGCCGATCTAGAATATGGATTCGGTATTTATGAGTTAATGCAGGGATCAGGCCAGCAAGCTCCCTCTACTTATCGTGGAACAGTCATTATTGACGAGTTTGGACAGCGAAGAATTAAATCAAGACGAGATGATATAGAAGCAGCTTTGAATCAAGTGTGTAAAGTTGCGGTGCCTTTGATGCAGCAAATGTATACAGAGGAAAAGATTATAAGATTGATACAACCTAACAATGCAATGCGCGAGGTTACGTTAAATCAATCTTTGTACGATGAATTTACAGGTAAAGAGATTGAGAGAGTACACGATATGACTGCTGGAAAGTACGATGTCGTTGTAGTCTCAGGATCAACATTACCTGCTAATAGATGGGCACTCCTTGAAACCTATCAAGAACTATACAAGAATGGTCTTATTGATCAGATTGAAGTTCTTAAGAAGACCGACCTGGTGGATATTGAGGGTGTGATAAACCGCTCTGGTGAAATTGCCCAGTTACAGAATGCTCTGCAGGATGCAGAGGAGGAGATTAAAAATCTCCAGGGTGACTTGCAAACCGCCAATAGAGAGGACTTGCACTCCAAGAAACGCCTTGAGGTTGAAAAATTCAAGGGCACTATGGGAAGAGTATCTGATCGTGCCGAAGGAGCTGCAGAGCTATTCAAAGCACGAGTTGGTGATGCTCAACGTGAAATGAATAAAGAGGTTAAATCTGTTAAATCCGAAGAAGGAAGATAGAAGATCTCAAAGGAGTAAACGATGAGTGAAGAAACACAAATAGAAGAACCAGAAACGCAGGAAACTGCACCTGAGTCAGAAGCTTTTGTTGATGGCCCAGGAGATGTACAGCCCGCAGAAGATGTTATTAATGATATTATGGGAGCACAGGAATTTGGAACTGATGCTTTTGATGAATTAATGACGGATGCTAAGGCCAATGTACCTGGAACAGCATCACCAGAGATGCAAACCCAAGAAGAGGTTGAAACAGCTTCCGAGGGACCACAAGGAACTGAAGAAGACTCGTTTCAATACTGGCAGAGCCAAGCTGACATAAGGGCTAGGGAACTTGAAGAGGTGAAAACAAAATATCAGGATCTTGATGAGATCGCCCCACTTGCGAGATACATAAGGGACAATCCACAAGTTCTGAACTCTATAGAGTCGTCTCTATCCGCTGACAAGCCTACGGATAACTCCCGTCAGGGAAATTCACAGGAATTAGCGAAGAAACCCGAGAGACCGAGCAAACCTGCTGAATATGATCCTATTGAAGCTACTAGTGATCCAGATAGTACCAGTTTCAAATATAGGGAATCATTGGAATCTTATCGTGATGATATGATGGATTATTATGAAGGTAAGGAACGTAACCGTGACGTTGCTATGCAAGAGCAGCAAGAAAAAGTTGCACATCAGCAATATATGGAAAATGTGCGTTCCCAACTTCAGAATGTGTATGGTTTTGAAGACAAGGAGATGGAAAGTTTCATTGCTGAAATGAGCAGGCCAGAATCTTTATCTTTAGAGAATTTAGTTTCTGTATGGAAGCTAAATAATAAACCTACAGAGCAGCAAATCAAGTCACCACAGAAAGTGAAATCAATGCAAACCC